ATTATCCAACTTATATCACAACATCAACGTACACAATAAATAGTTTAGTAACTTACCAAGGTAATTGCTATATTGCAACAGCTACCACAACAGGTACATTTGACCCTACTAAATGGACATTATTAGGTGCGCAATTTGATATGTTTTACGGAACACTTCCAGCACCTTACTTTAGTTTCACATCAAAATACATGCGAGGTGATGAGGTATTTTACAAAGACAAAGTATGGACATGCAAGCAAAATAACGTAATTGGAATAATGCCAACCGATCCTACATTTGGTTTTGCTAATTGGGGAAATGGCGTTGCTTATTCAATACCTGCGGCTACATTACCAACCAATACAACATACTTTACATTTGGAGATAATAGAAGTCAACAACTTGTTATGTATTGCATCGATATTGTTCTTTACCACATACATTCAAGAATATCTCCGCGAAACATACCACAACTAAGGATGGATAGATATGATAGAGCTATTGAATGGTTGAAGGAAGCAGGAGGGCAAAATACAGCTATCACTGCGGCAATACCTTTGTTAGTACCAAATCAAGGCATGAGAATAAGATGGAGCAGTTATCCACGAAACATTAATACATATTAAAATGGGAATACTATCAAATATTCAAAACATACTTTTTCCTACATCAATAGACCAACAAAAAAAAGATTTACAGGTAACATCTCAAAATGTAAGCAACTACATTTTCCCTATGTACTTATCGCGCATAAAGCAAGATATAGGCACATGGCGAGCTGCAATAGTTGAGGCTGAAAGACCAGTTTATTCTTATCCGTATAGAGTAAGAATGCAGCAGTTGTTCCAAGACACTATTTTAAATGCTCACGTTACGGCATGCATGGAGGTTAGAAAACACATGGTGATGCAAAAGGATTATCATTTGGTTAATAAAGATGGAGTAGTTAATGAGGAATGGACCAAATGGGCAAAAAAAGAATGGATGATGGACATGATGAGTTATGGACTTGATGCTATCTTTTATGGCTACCAATTAATTAACTTAATGGAAATTGAAAACAATACTCCTGTAAAATATCAAATCATCAAACGCCATAATATTAGCCCAGACCGCGAGGTAATAAGCAAGATGGTGTATGTGCCAAGAGGTATTGAGTTCAATAACCCTGATTATGTTTTAATGGATGGTGAAAAGCCTTATGATTGGTTACTTTACTTTGATACGCCAACCGAGAATGGAGTTAGTAATTGTGGATATGGTTTACTTTACAAAGTAGCTTATTATGAAATATTTTTACGCAATCTAACGGGCTTTAATGCTAATTATCTTGAGTTATATGGCTCACCAATTAGAGTTGGTAAAACAACTAAAACGCAAGAAACAGAGCGCGAGGAGTTCTATCAATCACTTGTTGAGATGGGTAATAGTGGCGCGATATTGATGGATTTGAACGATGAGATTCAACTTGTAGAAACTAAAGGTGGAGGTGGAGGCTCAAACTCTTACGATAATTTTGAAAGTAGAATTATGGAGTCAATATCTAAGGTGATGTTAGGACATGGTTCGGCAATGAAAGCAGTTGCAGGTAAACTTGGAAGCAATGATGATATAAAAGCAGCATTAAAGCGCATTGAGGTATCAGATTGCAAGTATTGGTCAGTTAATTGTAATAAGACTATACTACCTAAGTTGCGTGCACTTGGCATTCCAATTCCTGAAGACTTATGCTTCGAGTTTAAGAACGATTTAGAAAAAGAAGAATTTAGAATTAAGGAAGATGAAAGCAATAAGATAACTGCCGACATTGCTAAGACAATGAAAGAGGCAGGGCTTCAAATGGATGCAAAGTACTTCGAGGAGCGCACTGGCATACCAACAACAGAAATTGAAGTAAAAACTGACACTACTAATGAAGATACAGTTGCTAATATTGCGCGATTGAGAAACTTATACAACGAGGCAAACCTTTGAGCGAGTTAAATTATAACCCTGAAGATTTATTCAAGGCAGTCTATGCAGGTGCTATAACACCTAATAACTTGCCGCCTAAATTATATGTAACCATAGCCGACATATTGAGCAAAGGCATGAATGAGGGTTTTGGTTCTGACTTTGAGTTAGGCACACCCGATGAGGCATTATTAGAATCACTAAGCAATAATGTATATCGATTCAGTGCTGCAAAGACATATCAACAAGTAAAAGATATGAGTGCTGCCATTGTCGATAATAAAGAGATAGTATCATTTAAAGCATTTGAAGCCAAAGCAAAAGAAATATTTGATATCTACAATAAAACGTGGCTAAAGACAGAATATGACACAGCAATCGGCCAAGCACAAAACGCACGAAAATGGAATGATTTTGAAGCGGACAAAGATATATTTCCGATGCTTGAATATGATGCAGTAATGGACCAAAACACAAGTGACATTTGCCGACCATTAGATGGCATAGTGTTACCCGTTGACCATCCATTTTGGAACACACATGCTCCATTAAATCATTTCAATTGCAGATGTTTTTTGCGTAAGATTGACAAGTACGATGATAAAAAAGCGACATCAAAGGCTAAGTATGAAAAGGTAGCCGAGCAAATCAATCCATTGATGCAACCAGTATTCAAAAGTAATAGCGGAAAGGATGGTAAGTTGTTTGATAACAAACACCCTTACTTTGATGCGCCAAAGAATAAACTAAAAAATAATTTTGGGTTGCCGATACCGAAAAATAAATAACTTTGCAACATGAGTAGAATTATAGATATTTCACAACAAACAAGACACGCGAAAATACCATTTCACAACAATTGGGAGTCAAGTGGTTTTGTAGCTCCTGATATGGTAGCTTCGGCAATAACACATGCAAGAACTAACGGACATGGCATCGAAACAATATCACTGCGACCAAGGTTGTATAAGAATTTTATTCATTGGTTAAGTACCAAAATGAATGAAGAAGAATTAGCTAAAACAGCTATTAATGGGTTTCAATTTGATGGAGTAAATATTGAATGTGGTTCTGTTGTTCAAAAAGAAAATTTACTTATGAAATATTACGAAAAACAAGCATTAATTAACTAATGAAGACAATACTATTATCAGAGGGAAATATAAGGTTCATCAATGAGCGTGTAGCTGGTGAGTTATCAGCAGAAGCAATGTATAGAACAATTGCCAACGTAGCGCAAAACATGGGTTTGTTTGGTGTTCAAGCATGGGCATTGAAATCAGCAGAGGAAGAAGCAGGACATTACCAAACACTTGTAAACATAGCTAACGATTATGGCATAGTGGCTAACTACAATGTAGATATTAAGACACCACCAAGCACATTAGAAGAAATCATCGAAGTAGCAACATTAGCTGAACGTGACTTGTATTTAAAATATTCAGATGGTGCTAAGTCATTTGAGGATGTAGGCATTCATGAGGTGTGCCTTGAATTTGTAAAGATTCAACGATTGGCAGTAGGTGAGATGCTTGACATCAAGGCAAGGTATGAGTTGAAAGGTGATATTTACGCATTTGACAAATACATGGGTAGCTTATGAGTAAGTCAGACAAGTTCAATTTAGAGGGTGTTATTGCAAAATTTGAGGAAACAAAAAAAGTGTTACCTAAAATATTTGCTAATGATGCTATGAACTTTGTTAATGACAATTTTAAGAAGCAAGGTTTTGACAATATGTTTGTAGAAAGATGGCGCGAAGTAAAGCGAAGAATGCAAGGCACTAAAGCGTGGAAATATCCTAAGAAAAAAGCATTAGGCCGCAGAACGCGAGCAATATTGGTTCAAACAGGAGAGCTAAGACGTGCGACATACATCAAAAAAGCTACATGGAATCAGACAACAATAGCCAACCCAACACCATACGCAGATTATCACAATAGTGGCACAGCAAGAATACCACAACGCCAATTCATGGGGCATTCAAAAGCACTTGAAAAAATACAAATAGCCAAGATAAACAAGGCATTAAATGAGATTTGGAAATGAAGCAATTGCTATTAGACATAAAAGAGGTATTAAACACTATTTTGGATGTTAAG